GAAAGTGTACCCGACCGTCAAGGGTAAAGGGAGCGTTGAGGATGGAATCGAGTTCCTGAAATCCTATCAGATCATCGTCCACCCCCGTTGCGTACACTTGACAGATGAGTTATCATTGTACAAGTATAAAGAGGACCCCTTGACAGGGCGTATCCTTCCGATCCTTGAGGACAAGGATAACCATTGCATCGACGCCTTGCGGTACGCGCTTGAAGGCGCACGCCGGGCCGCTCGCGTAAACAAGCCAGTCCAGAACGTAGCGCCGTTGCCGACGGTGAACAGGTGGTAGAGATGAAACTGCATACAAACAATGGATTCAAGGCAGCAAGAGACCGCGCCGTTTTAATCAATTCGTATCACGTTATGACAAAAGACTTTCACATACCGAAAGCGCGGCGCTTAGACGATGCCGCTTTGGCTCGCCTGTCGAACGATATGCTTTTCAAGGTCAACTCTGATCTTTACTCGCAGGCAACCGTCAAGCAGGCCAAGCGGTTGGCGGTCAAGATGGGGCTGCTGGAGTCGAGGGTAGGCAGGATAATCCGCGCCGTAAAATCATGGTTCACATTCAAGGGGGCCATCCGTGCCAAGGCTTAGCAATTCAGAAAAGCTAAACCGCGTCCACGTCCGGGCGCTTGCCGAATTCGACCGCATCCAGTCGGCGATCAGGGACGAGCGGCTCCAATGCCTCCAGGATCGCCGATTCTATTCCCTGGCCGGCGCACAATGGGAAGGCGCACTCGGCGAGCAGTTCGAAAACAAACCAAAGTTCGAAGTCAACAAAGTACATCTTGCCGTTATCCGCATCATCAACGAGTACCGGAACAATCGCATCACGGTTGACTTCGTACCCAAAGACGGCAACAACGACGACAAGCTGTCCGACGCATGCAACGGGCTATTCCGTGCTGACGAGCACGATTCGGGCGCGGAGGAAGCGTACGACAACGCATTCGAGGAGGCTGTCGGCGGTGGCTTTGGAGCGCTACGCCTCCGCACGGTGTACGAGGACGACGAGGACCCCGACGACGAGCGCCAGCGGATAAAGATCGAACCGATATACGACGCGGATACGTCGGTATTTTTTGACCTTGACGCCAAGCGCCAGGACAAGGCCGACGCGAAGTGCTGCTTCGTCGTCTACTCGATGACCCGCGAGGCTTTCGAGGCCGCGTACAACGAGGACGTTGCTTCCTGGCCCAAGGACATAAGCCAGCATGAATTTGACTGGCTGACCCCTGACGTTGTGTTCGTCTCGGAGTACTACGAGATCGACGACGAGACAGACTATGCCGTGACTTTCACTGGGCCGACGATGGACGAAGCAAAGCACAGGCAGTCAGAGCTTGACGCTGACGACGAGCTTGTCGAGAGGCTTGCCGCAACCGGCTACCGTGAAACCCGGCGCAAGAAGCTGACCGTCAAGCGCGTGCACAAGTACATTCTTTCAGGTAATTCAATTCTTGAAGATAGCGGATTCATCGCAGGAAAGTGCATCCCGATAGTTCCCAATTATGGAAAGCGCTGGTACGTTGACAACATCGAGCGTTGCATGGGGCATGTACGGCTTGCCAAGGACGCCCAGCGGCTGAAGAATATGCAGTTGTCAAAGCTGGCGGAACAAGCCGCGCTGTCAAGCATTGCCAAGCCAATATTTACCCCTGAGCAGATGGTAGGCCATGCGGTTACGTGGGCCGAAGATAACCAGAAAAACTACCCTTACATGCTTATTAATTCAATCACCGGAGCCGACGGCAACCCGATGCCCGCTGGCCCGCTTGCGTATACCAGACCGCCAGAGATCGCCCCGGCTCAAGCCGCGTTGCTTCAACTCACCGAACAGGATATGCAGTCGATACTCGGGAACCAGGGCGAGGCCGACAAGATGGTCTCGAACATCTCAGGGAAGGCCGTAGAACTCATCCAGACGCGCATGGACATGCAGACGTTCATCTACGTGTCCAACTTCGCCAAGGCCGTCCGTCGCGTGGGTGAAGTATGGTTGTCGATGGCAAAAGACGTATACGTCGAGTCCGGCCGCCAGATGAAAACCATCTCCATCGGCGACGATACCGGCAAGGTCGAACTCATGCGCCCGAACACGGATGAGAGCGGGACCGTCATCTACGAGAACGACCTGAGCAAAGCCGCATTTGACGTTGCCGTTGACGTTGGCCCTTCAAGCGCAAGCCGCCGCGAGGCTACCGTCCGCTCGCTTGTCGGCATCATGCAGGTATCCGCTGGGGACCCCGAGACGATGCAGGTGCTCCAATCGATGGCGATCATGAACATGGAAGGCGAAGGGATTCAGGAAGTCAGGGACTTCTTCCGCCAGAAACTTGTCAAGATGGGTGCCTTGAAACCGACCGAAGAGGAAGCGCAGTTAATGGCCGCCGCCTCTCAGGAAAAGACTCCGCAGGATCAGGCGCTCGAAGCGATGGCAGAAGAGGCTCAGGCCAAGGCTACCAAGGCCCGGACCGAGGTCCTTGAAACCGTTGCCAACGTGGAATTGAAAAAAGCCCAGGTGCTGGAGACGGAAGCCAACACGAAGCTCAAGGAAGCGCAGGCCGTGGCTGCGCTCGGCAAGACGGATACGGACTCGATGCGCGTAGCGATAGACATGCAGGAAAAGCTCAACGGCATGGAGCAGCGCATAGCCGTGAAGGACGCCGAGCCAAAAATCCCGCCCATAACCGTCCATATCCACAACGACGGCGAGAAAAAGACGCGCATCCACAAGATCCAGCGCGGGCCGGACGGCGAGCTGATCGGGGCCGAAATCGTGAAGGGCGGTGACGACGATGGCGCATGAAATCAAGGTATCGACGCAGGCCGCGAACCTGAAGGCGGACGCATGGGGCACGGCCTTGAACGCGGGGTTAATCCGCGTCTATCAGGGCGTGAAGCCCGCGACGGGGAACACGGCGCTCGGGGCGGCCGTGTTGCTCGGAGAATTGACGCTTGGGAATCCAGCGTTCGGAGCGGCGGTTGCGGGCCTGATAACGGCCAACGCAATCACGAAAGACGCCAGTGCCGACAACACCGGCACCGCGCAATTCTACAGGATTTTCCAGTCGGACGGAACGACGCCGATGGGCGACGGTACGTGTGGACTGACCGGGTCCGGGAGCGACCTGGAGATGCCGAACGTGAATATCACGCAGTTCGGCGAGATCACGTGCACCGGATTCACGCACCAGGAGTCGCTAGGATGATCCCATACGTTAACGCCGCTCCGTTTCTTGACGTGACAATCCACAACGAGATCCAGCACGCTCTCAAGCAGGTACACCATGGCGCGGCGCGTTTGGTACGGCTTCCGGTTGCAGACTTTGCCGCCATGGTTGAAAAGATCATGGCGTATGGCTACGCCTTCCAGCCATTCCAGCCGCTATTATTCGGCCTGCCGGT